GATAAATATTAAGCCGTTAAATGTAGCTAATGTTAAATCACCAATAGAGAAGTTAAATATACTAAACACCTTTAAAATATTTAAAGGTGAATCAACTAACACTATTAAACTAGTAACTAAAGATGGAGTTAATTACATCTATAAAGAAAGTAGAGATAACTTAGATTCTAATATATTAAGTAATTTAAGTATAGGAAGTTATCCTCATGGTAATGAACAAGCTACAGAAGCACTAATATCATCTATTGGAAACAAACTTAAAATACCTGTACAAGAAACTGAAATTATAGCAGCGAATCAGATATTTGATGGTAAAAAAGCTGGTTTACCTGGAAGTCTACATAAGATAGTTGACGGTGTACCAGCATCTGAATTATTTAAAGACATGAATTTTGTTGTAGCTAATCCAGTATCTAAATCTAAATACTCTAAGGTAATTGATAATATATTACTAAATAAAGATACTGCTAAAATCGGCGCACTTGATATATTTGTTGGTAATGCTGATAGAAATGCTGGTAACTTATTTTATAACATTAGTAATGGAGCATTCACAGCAATAGATAACGGTAGTGCATATACATTACCGTTTGATTATGATTCATTAACTAAGATAATTAAAAGTAAATCGCGCAAACTAAATGAAACTAAACGACGTAATCTAAATCAATTAAGAGATACATTAACTGAGTTACATAACAATTACACGCCAGAACAACTTGTTAATGAATACGATAGAAATTTCCTTAAAGCTCTAGATGGTGTAGATGATGATGTATTTAAACAAGCATTAAAATCGCGCGATTCTAGAATTAAGAATATCTATTATAATCACGCCAAGTCTAAAGAGTTTCTAGATTATTTAAATACTATTTAGATCGCCGCGATTCATCAATAGCCATTTTGAGTCTATTTTTAGCCTTATTAAGTTCTTGTACAGCAGAATCCATCGCTTGTTTTTTCTTACTTTCTGGAATTTTCGTATTAAATCGAAGTTGTTTTAATTTACGTTGTCTATCTTTAATGTGAGCAATTTCATCAGCTACATTAATTGGAGCTTTATTAACCTTCCTTATTTGTAATGGTTCATAACCAATAAACTGTTTTACTTGGTTAACAATATTCTTATCATCAACATACTCCGATATAGTGTGTTGATTTTTTCCTTTAATCCATTTAATGTCAGGGTAAGGAAAATACTTTGATGTTAAATCCCAATCATCTTTACTTCCAAAACTAAGTGTATTACCGGGGTTAACTTTATTTATGCCTAAGTAAGTACCAGCATAGTTAATTTGTTTAACTTTACTAACGTTACCTCCCATTTCTTTAAAGATATTAATAGCTTCAGAATTAATAAAACTACCAGAACTAAATCCATGTAAAACTAAATCTTTATCGGGATATGTTTTAGCGTAAGAATACATATCAGCCGCTAACTCTCTAGCTGTTGGATTATAACCATCTTTAATAAATGGTTTAGCCCATGCAATAGATCCATTCTTTAATAACTCTAATTTATTCTTATAGTTTCTACCTAGATACTTCACATTACTATTAGATGTGTTAACTGGTATTATGTGTTCTTGCGTTTTATCAAATAAGTTTCGTACTTTATGTGCAAAGCTAATTGATTGACGTGCTTCTAGATTACTTGCATTAAATCCACCTGTTGTAAAGTGAACTCGTTTTACTTTATCTGATAGTTTAACAGGTGTTATATTATTAGCTAATTTAAATGCTTCTTTAGCTGATGTTTTATATCCATTAATATAACGTCGTTTTAGTAATAGGTAACTAGCAGCAGTTAGTCCAAGTGTACTTGCAGTAACTATAGTTGCTTTAACTAATGCACTGTCTTGTTTACGTTGGTACTGTTTAACTAGTTTACCTTTCCTTACATACGATTTAACTTTAACGTCTTGTTTAACCATTAGATGTCACTTAGAAAATAGATTATTTTTTTATTTAATGCTCGACTAAAGTTGCCTAGTCTATCTGCTGCTACAGAATACTTACCTGTCTCTATCTTACTTAATACACTTCTCTGCATAAATAGTTCCTTAGCTAACTGTTCCTGAGTTAAATTAGCTTCTTGTCTAGCTCGTTTAATTTTGTTACCGATTAACTTACGTTTATCTATCATGTGCTTATTAAGAACAATAACCCACTATGTCTATTATATTCACTATTATGAAACATATAGAGCTAGTAGGAGTTAAATCACAATAAACAAGTATGAATAAATTAGCTTATTTTTCAGCTTCTAATTTAGAAACAATAAGTGAGTCACCTAATAAGGTAATTAAGAAAGGATTAGTCCTAATTGAAGGTACTCATGTTGACTCTAAGAAGAGAACACATACATTTAGTCCAGCTAGAATACGTGAGATAGTTAGTAACTCTAATGCGTTATTTGCTAAGACTCGCATTCCAGTATTGATGGATCATAAGAAGGAGCAATCTAGTGTTATTGGAGATGTAGAATCTCAATTTCAATGCACTACTATTAATGAAGATAATTTTCCTGGTGCTGATGATAAGGGATTAACTGGTAAGTTAGGTATCTTTGTTAATCAAATCGCAATTAAAAGTGGTGAAGCAATACGTCAGTTAAATGAAGGATTATTAAACACACTTAGTCCTGGCATTGATGTAGTAAGTAATGCAATACGTGAAATTAGTGCAACACCTAATCCCGCCATTGCTAATCTAAGTCTATTTAAACGTGCCGAATTTGAATCAGATGCACTTACATTTGACGACTTAGAGAACAGTGATGATATGTTAGATAAGATTCGTAATCAATACGAAGATTTAACTAATAAGTTATGGGAACTAACTGAAACTATTCAGACTATTGATGAACAAGCACTTAACGGTCAGAGTCGTGAAGAAGTACAGTATCAAGCTATTAATGATTTCGCCACTCGTTTTCTTACGTTGATTGGATCTGGTGAGGAAGAACAAGATCCTATGATGCAGGAAGCTAATGGTGGATCTTATCCGAACCAAGTGCAAGGTTATCAAGCTCAAGGTCAACAACAGAATTGGGGTATGCCTCCTAATGATCCTAACGCTCGTTATGCTAGTGGATTACCTATTGCAGCATTTAGTATGGCTGAGATGGAAGCAGTTAATCGTGCTGAATTTGGGTTGATTGATGGTGCTAAGAATTTAGGTAAACGTGTTATTAATCGCGTTAGTAAAGATGCAGGTGATGTTAAACAATCATTTGTTAATAAAGTTGCACAACAGAAGCAAGTTAGAGCGGGAAGATTACGTAAATACGGATCTGCAACGTATCAAGCTGGTAAAACTGCATTGAAGACTAAAACTGGTAAAGGTTTAGCTATCGGTACTGGTGCATTAGTTGGAACTGGTGCATTAGTTGGAGCATACCGTGGATTAAGTGGTAAGAAACAAACTGTAATAAATAACTATAACTAACGTCTATGAATTATACAAATCGTCCTATTGCTGCCTATACGATGGCAGAATTTGAATCATTAACTAGTGACAATGCTGATTTCGCTAGAGGTAAAGATAAGAAGAAACGTAAATCTCGTGCTGGTTTATATGCAGGACTTGGTGCTGGTGCAGGATTAGCGGGAATTGGTACTAGATATGCTGGTGCTGAAATTAGTTCTCGTATGGGAAGTAAATACTTAGATAGACCTCAAGATAAAATGACAGCACAAGGTTATTTAAAAGCTCGGAAAGCTGCAGAATCTGGTGGTGGTGGAGAATTATTTAATCGTGATATTAAAGCTGTTAAAGATTTAGGTGGGCGAGTTAAGAACTACGATTATAAAGGCGCACCAGGACGAGCATTTGATAGTGTTAAAGCAGGTGGTAATCGAGCTAAATCAGCATTTGAAACTATTGTAGGTAATGCTCAATCTTATGGTGCTGCTGAACGTGGTTCTGCTACAGGTATGAAAGGATTTGGTAAAGCTGCTATTGGTGGACTTAAAGGTATAAGTGCTACTCGTGCTGGTAAGATTGGACTTGGTTTAGCTGCTGCTGGTACTGCTGCTGGTGCTGGTTATGGTATTTACAAAGCAATGAAGAAAGGTAAGAAAAAATAATGCAGTTATTATCTGACTACCGAATAGCTGATTTCGCTAGGACTCCTGGTAGTAAGGATAAGAAACCTCGCAAGTTTAGCTTACGTAAATTAGGTAGAGCTACATTAACTAGTGAAGCTGCTAGTGGTGCAGCTAATGGAGCGCAAATCGGTGGAGTCTTAGGTTTAATATCTAGTAACCCTAAAAATACATTTCGTAGAACATTAAGAGGTAGTGCTGCTGGATTAGCCATTGGTACAGGACTCGGTATAAGACACGCATATAAACAACAAAACAAATAACTAAGACGTATTATGAACGAAGCTATTGAATATCACAATCAACTATTTGCGGATTTAGTTGAGAATCTACAAAATGCAGTTGCCGCTGGTGTGATGTTGAAGGACGAATATAAGCAACACATGACTCAAGCATATCTCGACCTACAAGAACGCATTGCTGCTGAATTAGAAATTGATGAAGAAGATATCTATGATGTAGTTGGTGAAGCTGCTTACTCTACTGGTGATGAAGTTGCCGAATTTAGTGTAGGTAGTGAATATGGTGCAGCGTTACTTGAACTTGGCGAAGCTGCTGGTTATGATGACATTGAGGAATATCTAATTGATCTCAGTGATGCTCTAGAATGTAATCCTGATGTATTACTTGGTATCATTGAAGGTGAAATTGCTCCTACTGATAATCTCTCATTAGCACTATCTGAAGTTCTCGGACTTAATGAAGCTACTGAAAATCAACTATTAGTTATGGGTATTGAAAGTCGTGGTGAAGACATCAATGATTACTTAGATACGAATGAAGAATTAGATGAAGAAGACCAGGAAGCTGACTATGCTACATACCAGAACAGTGAGTTCGCCGAATTTAAACGCAACACTGAGATTAAAGAAGCTCTAGCTGATGTAGCTGAACGTGCTTACGCTCTTGTAGAAGCTGGTAAGATGACTCCATTTGCAGTTCAATCTCTACTGGGTAACTTCAGTGCTAATGAACGTATCGCGGCATTTAGTACCGTGTGTGCTGAGAACGAAGTTGATCCTGCAACTCAACTCTATGCAATGAATACTGTACTTGAAATCTTCGACCGTATGCCAGCTATGGAAATGGGATTCTTCGCTGAGGAAGTTCTTGATGAAGAAGAATTAGATGAAGAAGCTGATTTGAGTTCTATTGCTGCTAACTACATTAAAAAATATCGTTCATAAACTATGCCTTATTTCAATCAATCTCAAACGTTTCTAGTTGATCCTGCCATTCTCGCATTCAGTGATGGTAATCATCCTAATGTGTCGGCAACTGTGCAGAATACTTACATTAGTCTTAATACTGAAGCTCGCAAACAAGTTCCTGCTGGACTATTTGTTGCTCAAGTAGGTAACGTACTGCGCTTCCTACCTCGTACTAAGTTAACTGCTGTAACTGCTACTGGTGCTGCAACTGTAACTGCATCTCCAACTAATATCTTTGTTGCTGGTGATGTATTAACTGTAGTTGAACCATATTCTACGCTAACTATCACTACTGTAACTGCTGCTCAAACTGTAACTGTTACTGTAGAAGGTTTAACTGCAACTGCAACTGCAACAACTAACAATACTACAACTACTGCTAGTGAAGTTGCTACTGCTATTAATGCTACTGCTGGATTATCTGATTTAGTTCGTGCAGCATCTATTACTAACAAGGTATTTATCTTTGCAGTTGATGGACTTACTAACCGCGCCATTACAACTGCTGGTACTGTAACTAGTGCTGCATTATCTAGTGCAACTCTAGTTCCTAATGCAACTGCTGTTGGTACTATTGCATTTATTGATTACACAACTGGTGTTATTACATTAACTGGTAACGCAAGTGTAGCTCTACCTATTGGTACTAATATCGGTGTTAGAGTTAATGCAATTGTAGGACTTCATGTTCATGCAGTTGATTATACTGTTGCAACAGCTAAGGATCTAGCTCTCTATACTATTGCTAATGGTGTTCGTATCCAGTATCTACCATACTTCGATGGTGATATTGCTAGACGATTCCCTGGCATCAATTTCGCTTACAAATTCTAACTAACCGGGCGTTAATGACGTATGTTAATGATGTATGTTATCGCGCCCACTATCCTACTTTTTTCTTACTATGGGTTCAGTTTCTAATTTTCTTACCGATAAGTTGCAAGCTAAAGTTGCCGAAACTCTAGTAGACGATACTATTGCTCGTCTGCGTCAGAGAACTAAACTTATTGATCAATTCATGCCTATTAAGACGTATGAGGACGATGAGTTCCTAGCATACGTAAGTGAACGTCTCACACCAGTTGCGAACTTTATTGCTCCTGGTGCTGAACCTCCAGTTATCTCTCATGGTGGTTTCCGTCGAGTAATCGGTCAACTAGCTAAGTTAGGTAATAGCTATTCATTCGATGAAGTAACTCAGAAACAGATGCGTAAGGCAATGGAAGAAGCTGCCTATAAACGCGCTAGTGTTATGACCATGAAGTTAACTGATAACTCCGTCATTAAGGGTACTAACGATATGCTCGTTAAGTATCTCTATGGTCACATTGAGGGGATCGTCCAATCTCATGCTGATAGACTTACTAGCATGGCTTGGCAAGTTGTTCAGACTGGTCAATTGAGTGTATCTGATGCAATTACTAAGGTTGCATGGACAATTGATTTCCGTCGTCCTGGTGCTAGTTATAACCACTTCCCTGATGCTCTTGTTGCTACTGGTAACACTGCATCTCCTAAGTTGAACAAGTGGACTGACTACGCTAATGCTGATGGTATCGCTAACTTAGAAGATGCTGTAACTACTTATGTCAATACTAATGGTTACAAGCCTGATCTCATCGTAATGAGTAATACTGCATTGCGTGATCTTCAGAAACAAGCATCTACTATTGCTCGTGCTAGACAATCAGTTGGATTTGCACAAGTAGGTTCTGTTAGCTTCCCAATGTTACAAGAGGTAATGGCTTCTAATAACCTACCTCCTATTAAGGATTATGATGAGTTCTATCAAGTAGATAATACCTACTCTGGTAATACTAATACTATTGATAGCTACATCAGTAATGCTCGATTCCTTAATGAGAATTGCTTCGTATTCCTCAAGGATGGAATGGGTGAGCAAGCTATTGGTACTCCTGAAGAACAGAAAGTTGTTAAAGATGGTGTATTAACAGGTACTGAATCTCCTGTAATGGTACGTGTTTATGAGAAGACAACTGTGCCTATCAACGATGTTTTGCAAGCGATTGAAACTTTTTGTAGTCGCCTATTTAAGTAATTAAGTAGTAAAAATTCGGTGAATTGCTGGAAACTCCAGAAGTGGACAATCAGCAGCCAAGCTTAACCAGGAATGGTTTTGAAGGTTCAACGACTAGGTTTCGAGTCCAGACCGGACAGTAACAAACCCACGAGTGCCGAACATCCCAAGTGGATGATGATATAGTCTGAACAGTAGATATAACACATGAAACTACTGATACGTAGGATAAAGAGCTTACGTGGTAACAAAATGATCAATGGTTTTACCAGTAATTTATTCTCCCAAGAATCTGTATGCTCAAGTAGTTAGATAATAATTCCCTATTTCTAACTAGACCGAGTTTAAGTTGTGGTATAATGATCTTATGACGTAAATGAGATTATTATGCCACAATTTATTTATTTGGTGACAAACTCAATTAATGATAAAAAATATGTTGGACAAACAAATAGGACAATTGAAAAGCGTTGGTCAGAACATATTAGAGCCGGTAATTATGTTGGAACTAAAAGTTTATTATCAAAAGCAATTAAGAAATATGGTGTAGATAAATTTAAAATTGAAATTATTAAAACTTTAGAAACAACAGATCAGTCAGAAATTGATAAAACTGAAGTTTATTTTATTAAAGAATATAATGCTTTAACACCTAACGGTTATAACGTATTAAATGGTGGTAAAGGTTGTTTTCTAACACCTGAAGGTAAAGAGTATTTAAAAAGAACGATGACGAGTCGTTGGCAGAATAAAAGTTATCGAGCTTCTATGTTAGGTAGCACTTTAATTTCTGCTAGATTAAAAAACAATACCTCTGAAGCTAAATTAAAACGAGGTAATAGTTTAGTTAGAAATCGTCGTTACTTAATAACTACACCAGATGGAATTGAGTATTGTACTTACGGTGTAACTCACTTACAACAACTAGATTTAGATGTAAGTAGTTTAATTAAAGTTGCTCGTAATAAGATGACTAATCATAAAGGTTATAAAGTTAAATCACTTAATGATGATTATGTAACTGTAGATAAAACATATTTAGATTACGTTAACAAATACGAATGTATTAGTTTAAATAAAGATAACTACAGTTTTTGTTCTTATGGTATTGATGCTATTAAAGAACAACTTAAATTAGATATATGTCAGAAGACAATATCACATCACATTAATAACGCTAATTTAATTAACGGTTATCAAGTTAGAGATATTAATGCAGAACCAATTATTAAACAATATCTACCAGATGCTGAACGCTTCATATTGACAACACCTGAAGGTGTTAGTTTCTGTCGTTACGGTATGGAAGATTTAACTGAAGAAACTGGATTAAATGCTAAAGCGGTGTACCCATTAATGAATCCAAATAGTCCTCGTTATGGTCGCAAAATTAACGGTTGGAGTTGTGTTAGAGCTAATGAATCAGAGGAAACAAGAGATAAGTTATTAGCTGATAAAGCTGCTAAGTTAGCTGAAGATAAGTTAATCAATGATGCTAAAAAGAGTTGGCAACAAGTAGTTAATAAACGTTACCTATTAACTAACTTAATAACTAATGAACAGTTATGTTGTTATGGATTAGTTCATCTCCGAGAATCACATGGTCTAGATGGTAGTTGTTTAATTAAAGTAATTAAGGGTAAAATTAAACATCACAAAAACTGGACGTGCATTAAGATAGAAAACTGACATTAACAGCGAAGCAAATAACACTTATAATGATGGTAGTAATTATCATCATTTTTGTTATGGGTAGACGTATTGGTATTAAAGATAAAGTTAAACGACGCAATCAATTTGGTTTAACTAGAAGTGATCTAATTAATGAACGTAAGAAACAAGGAACTACGCAATAGCGGGATCTGCGGTAGGTGGGACAATTGGATATGGTGTAAGTAGAAAATTAACTAAAAGATTTGATGCAAATATTAAGTTAGCTCAAAATAATTTAGATGATGCAATTGCACGTAAACCTACTTTAATGAATGACGTTAGACTTAGTGCAATGAATGATGATGTAATAAATCAATATAAGAATGCTATTAATAAAACTAGAAATGCAACTAGATTACTTAAAGTTGCAACACCATTAGCAGGAGCAGCTATAGGAACTGGAATTACAATGGGTTACTTAGCTAATCAACGGGCAAAGAAACAACGTAATAGGCTCAAATAACATGGCACGTAAACTAGGTTCTAAAGACAAGAAGAAGCGTAAACTTAGATTAGTTAACATAGGTACAGTAGGTGGACTTGGTGCAATTGTAGGAAGTGGAGTTAATATGATTGGACTTAAATCATTAACTGAACAACGAAAACGTGAGTTAGGTGTAAGTAATTTAGACATAAGGGATAAACGACGTAAACTAACTGAACTTATTGCTAATGATTATCGTAATGATTTTAAATCAGGTAAACGTATTGTAGATGAAGCTAAGAAAGTAGCGGTACTTACATATCAAGCTAAACGAGATACGGGAGCTAAGTAAACGATGATGAGTTACGTGAAGTTATGGAACGTCCGAATAAGTTAATTGAGCAGTTTACTAAACAAGCTAAAGATAGAGGTAAATCGCAATCTAATGTTAGACGTACTATAACTAAACAACTTAAAAATGATGCTTATAACGCAAGTAATAAAATCATTAAATCACGTCTATTAGGAGGTGCTGCAATTGGAGCATTAGCAGCAGGTGGAAGTTATGCAGTTTATAAGAAGTTAACTAAACGTAAGAATAAATAACTCTATTTAACTTGTTTATATAACTTCTGCAATACTTTATCTCTACTAACATTTTTAACTTTAGATTCTCTAGTTCTAATTCTCTTTTGTAATGACTTACTTAACCTATACCATTTAGACTTAGGAATATACATGATAGATAACTTAAACAACTTTAACTATGATAACTCTAATCAATGATCTGGCTAACTTCGCACGAGGTAAAGGTGATAAGGATAAACGTAAGAGACAAGTTAAACGTGCTGGTAGATGGTGGACTCCTAATCAAGTAACTGCTGCAACTAGACCTGGTAAAAAGAATGCTGTATTAGCAAGTAAGAAAATAAATGGAGTTGTTAAATATAAACTACTTAACTTTGGTGACAGTACAATGAGTGATTGGACTAAACACAAGGATAAGAAGAGACGTTCAAATTACTTATCTCGTAGTGGTGGTATTAGAAATAAGAGTGGTGAATTAACTAAAAACGATAAGTTCTCAGCTAATTACTGGAGTAGGAAAATTAATTGGTAACTAATATGTTTCTAATATCAGATGTAACTACATTTAGTAAGAAAAAAGGTAAACGTAATAACTTATTACTTGGTGGCGCAATTCTCGGTACTGGTCTATTAGGAGTTGTAGGAGTTAAATCTTATCTTCGTAATGGTAAATTAGTTAGACAATATAATCGTAATCAGGTTGTTAAAACTACCGTTAAATCAACTAATGTAAACGAGTTAAATAGTTATTTAAGTAATAGTAACTTTAGTTTTAATGAGTTGTTTAGTAAGTTTAATTTAAATAAAATAGACGATGAGTATGAAGGTAATCTATTTGGTGCAATTAAAGATAAATACGTTAAACAACATAACTTAAGTAAGTTAGAACAAACTACTTTAAATAAATATATTAAACATGATGGACATGACGATATTAATAACTATCTTATAACTGGTGATGCTACAGATGAAGTTAAACAAACTGTAAATAACTTAAATAACTTATTTGATAGACTACCTAAGTTAAATAATAGTGAGACTTATAGATATGTTAAAGATGTTAATCCAAATGATTTAATATCTAACTACAAAATCGGAAGTATAGTAACTGAACCTAGATTTACATCAGCTACAACTAATGAAAGATTTAATGACGATTTCCTTAACTACTCTAAAGTGAGGTTTAAGATTAAATCTAAATCAAATAACTCTAATGCAGTTGATATACGTGGGTTTAATCCTAAAGAAGAAGAGGTTATATTTAAGAGAGGAACTAGCTTTAAAATAAATAACATTAAACAACATGAGTTTACTTATGAAACTAGATCAAATAAAAATAAACTCTGGAAAGGTTATGAAATTGAAATTGAAGAAGTCTAAGTCTACTAGATTTGATTTTCCAATTGGGTTAATTAAAAGGAGTTAACTAATAACTCCTAACTCTATTAACTATTAACTAACTTACGAAAACACATATCTAACATAGGAATCATTTCAACTTCATAAGCTGATGTATTAGGTCTATATCTACCTTTACCTAACTTAACGTTAATTTTAGTTGGATTATTACCTGTAGTTGTCTTATAAGTATCAGCAACTAAGTTAGCGAATCTGTGCATTGTAGATTTATCTGCAACAAAACCCTTACTCTTAATATAGTCACTTAAAATGACATATCCATTATGAGTTGTTAGTTCCGTAGTTACAGTTAACTCATTTAACATTACATCAAGATTAGGAAAGTTAGTTACTGTGGCATTTCTAAGTTGTTTATATTCTGTAGTTATATTACTTAACTCATCTACTTTATCGCTTAGTAACTTAAGTGAATTAAGAATAGCTTTATTATCATCATTAATAACAGCACCAGTTAAATCCTTAACCCAATTAACGAAACCATATTGTGCCAACTTACGATAAGTGTTGCGTGCGGTAACATTAGCAGCTTTAGATTCAAATGCGTAATACTCGATAATTAAAGTTGCTGCTGTTGATGTAATAATTTTACAAGTTCCACCATCTTTATTTCCTTCTAGCTGTGGACTAAAAACGTTACCCAGTAAAGGTTCTAGCATTTTTAGCTGTGTACTAACACCAGTATTATCAGCTAATGGGTTTACTATTCTTTGAGACATTGTTTGTTGTGTAACTCCACATAATCGCGCCAATCCACTAATACTAACTCCAGCATCCCGTCCATCTGGAGTAATGTAAAACTCAACATCATTAATAACAGAGGGTTGTACAATAATTTTATCTGACGTGACTAATTCATCCTTAATTAACTACACTTGACTTAGATACAAACTAACTAACTATCTAAGTCACCTCATTATAACTGATAAATAGTTAAAATACATAACATTCTCCTTTTTTCTTACAAGTTAAACATTTCCAATTATAATTAAGTAAACTACATTAATTAATATGGCATTTAAATTACCATCATTTAATCTACTTAGAAAAGCTGCTTCTAAACGTGTTCCTGGTGTTGCAGGATCTAAAGTTGGATCACTTGGTAATAATAGAACTGGAGTTACTAAAACCTATGCAACTAGAGGTGCTGCACGTAAAGCTAATCAACTTGGACTATTAAGTAGACTTAAACCACGTCAACCTGTTAAACCACTTCAACCATCTCAACCTAAAGGACTTAGTAATCGAGCATTTGGAGCAAGTAGAACACCTAAAATTCGTGAATCATTTGGTAGTTACAACAAACGAGTTAAGTAATATGACAATAACTAAGCAACAACTTATAGATAAATACAATGAAGTTTATGCAGCAGATAATGGTGTTAATAAGACCTTCGTTGAATTAACTAAAGATGAGAAGGTAGAAGCATTACTACAATTCGTAACTGCTATTAGTGGTGGATCTGGTGGTGACGCTAGTGCCACTAATCAAACAGCCGTTCAAGCTAATCCAGGAAGTGATGCAACAAAAGCAGTAGCAGTACAAGGTGTAACAGGGGGTAAATCTATTCCAGTTACAGGTACATTTTTCCAAAATATTCAACCTGTCAGCATGACTGCTGCACCTGCGGGATTAGCTTACGCATCCTCAACCACAATTACTCGCGCTGCTAACACCACAACTTATACTGCTTCTGCACCAAACTTTGATGTTTATGGCGGTCTATTCCAACTTCAAAATATAGGCGAAGCTGGTAAAGGTATATTCCTTTCTTATTTTGAAATATCTCTCAATCTATCTTCTGTACCAGCAGGTATGACTTCTTTTGCGGTACACTTATACCCTACAGCACCTACAAATATTGCAGATAATAGTATCTGGACAATTGGTTCTGACCCTGTTCTAGACCCTGTAGGTTTCAATGTACCTATGAGTTTAGCTAAAGGAGGGGGTAAGGTTGTTGGCGTTATTAGAGACTTAAATCAATTGTTTATTTTAACCAGTTCAAGTTTGTGGGGATATCTGGTTACTAACGGTGCAATTGTCCCGGCTGCTAACTCAGAAACAGGGACTATACGCGCTAGGAGTTTTGCACCATGAGAACTTCTACTAGAATGGTGGTGTTGGGTCGTTTTAAAGGTGTTCTTGATTTAATTCTGGCTATCGCCTCTGTCGCTTATGGATTAAGACGGCTTTCCAGGTTTTGGACTGGCGCAGCTATAAGAGTAATGAGAACTAGTGATAACTCAGAATTAGATATAGGTTTTATTGGAGAGGATTTAGATGTAGTTACATTATTAGCATTTGTCGGTTCTGGCAGCGGCTTTGTTACCACTTGGTATGACCAATCAGGCAACGGGCGCAATGCCACGCAGACCACGGCAGGAAGCCAGCCGCAAATTGTGGTCAATGGGGTGGTGCAAACGCAAAACGAAAAGCCCGCAATCAGGTTGCAAACTTCACAGTTAGACATAACTGGGATTACGTCATTCACGAGCGGTTACGTTGGTGCTATCGCCTCTGTCGCGGCTGCTGATGATAACGCTCCCGTGGTTTTGTATTCAAGCGGCGCATTTCTTGGGTTTGGGAGTGGTGGTAGCCAGGTCAGATTTCGCAATCGAAATCCAGACCCAGCCTTTACGACCCCGCCCAGTCCGTACGCCGTCAGTAATCCCATCAATACCAATACGTTGATGTCTTACACGACCGATGGCGTTGCTAATATCAACAATTACCTTAACGGTGCGCTGGTATGGCAGGACACTTCGGCAGCGTCATTTAATCCTGTGATAGGCATTGGCGGAAATCATTCTGTTCAAACTATCACAAACGGCAAGGTGCAAGAGGTTGTGATTTTCAACACCACATTCTCCACTACCGATCGCCAAACGCTTGAGCGCAATCAGGGATCTTATTACAACATCACAGTAGCTTGAGGAAAATCATATTAGTGGATAATTAAAAACCATGACAAAACAACAATGGCTGCTTTCTCAAATTGAACAATTCCCTGAACTATCTCCCAGGGAATTAACTTCATACCTCAACGATAAAGTATTAGTAGATAATCCAGTGCCAATAGGACAAGTATCTGTGACAACTACCTTAGAGGAAGTATCTGCGGTGGTTGCTGACAATGAAGTATTAGCTATAGCTGAGAGTCCAGTCTATTTAAGGATATTAGATGCTATTGTCCAAAAAAGACCTGATTGGATTATTGGAAATTTAACTACTTTAAAACGTGGGGGTAAACTAACCCAAGCTCACTTTGATGCCATCATAGCGTTACTTCAAAGGACTCAACCAGACCCTAGCTATCAAGAGCAAATATTGATAAGCCCTGCCGAGTTGGCAGGATATGGGGCTATTTTAGTTGGTGATGTTGAGGAATTAATTTAATGTTATTATTAACTTAACCAATTACCGTAACAACTATGTCTATCTCATCTTCATTCAACCGTGAGAAACTAAATCCTACATTATCTAAAGCATTATCATTTACTGGTGCTATTGCTCAAGGTACAGGTGAATTTATTGTTGATATTAACTTAACTATTACTAAGGATGATACAACTACAGTAGTTAAAACCGTTCAACGTATCGTTATTCCACTTAATATTCTCAATAACACATTAACTGTTATTCCTAAACAATATGTATTTCCAGGTAGTGCCACTACTTATTCTAGTGGTGGTACAACTCCATTATTAAGTGCTGGCACTATTGGTAATATAATTGATTTAAATACATTCTTAACTCAAGCTGGTGATACACCAGAAAACTCATGAACTTAACAACTAAAGTAACTTTAATTCAACAATACATGGATCGTAATGGTAACATCTATCCAGCTAACTTACCTTATCTCTATGGTCAGTTACCAGAAGACATTAGAGATAATGGTGCTTATGTTAAATCACTTGAAACAGTTGAGATTACATTAGAACCATATCAAATGATTAACGTAGATGAAATAGATGCTGGTACTGCTAATCGTCCAGAGAGAGTTAAGAAGCAAGTAGTTAAACAACGTGACTTAATTGAGACAACTGAAATAACTAAGGTGTAATATGTTCCTAATGACAGATATCAATAGGAGTGCTGTCATTAGAACAGCTAACTTCAAACGCGGTCGAGATAAAGTTAAGCGTAAGAAAAAAAAGGGAATCAACTACAAAGAAACTAAAGATACAGTTAAAGTAGGTCAAAAGTTAGCATCAACTGGGACTAATATAAGTCGTGAACTTCGTGGTTGGCTCAAATTAGTAAATCGCACGAAAGATGACCTTCGACGACTTAATTTCCTCAGAGCAGCTAGAAAAATAGCTAAAGGTGAATAAATGACCTATACACCTATCTACTGCAATAAGGAATCAATCGGGCGCAAATTGAAGGCGCGACTTAATATCAAACCAAGTCAATATCAATCTGCACCATATAGTAGTCTACCTAGTAATGAAGTTGATGATGTTCTGGTTGATGAAGTTATCGAACAACAAGAGGAGTTCCTTAACTTAATACTCAATCAGATATATGAGTTACCGCTAATCAATAATCACTCAATACTAACTACTATTGTTGATGATCTAGTAATAGCGGAGTTACTGCGTATCCACTTCATAGGAACTGGAATGGCGCAACTAGGTGGTGATGTGGCGGGAACTAGTACAGATACTAAGTTACACGCATACAGTCTACTGGCGATGTTAACTACTGGTCATAACATATACATTCCCGGTATGCCTCTAGTAGCAACTAATGTTGGAGTTGCACAACCTCAACCAATTAGATTAACAGGTGAAGTTAATAGAAGTAGTTATGACGATACTATAACTCGACTTGAAGTGTACGTTACAACTAGACCTAAGTTAGCAGCACTTCGTGATGTTGAGTTTATTAATGAAACAGGTAAAGGAGATATATACTGGTGAAGATAAACAGTGATAAGTTAACTGAGTTAAGTAATCAATTTAAAACGATGAGAGATTACACAGTTGGAGATCGTGATATTGCGCCACTTATATTAGATGAAGTTAGTTATCCAATTAAACTTAGAGTTAATCAAGGTATTCCTAACGTAGCGAAGTTATCTAGACCTACTACTAAATACGAAGAGTTAATTAAGTCTATAGTTAAGGTGTTGCTGAAACCATGATTAATGAAGATTACTTAACTGGACATATAGCTAACTATCTTAAACGTGAACTTAATAGACGTGCTAATGACGAAGGATTAACTGTACCTATTATTAATAGCTATCGTTTATATGATGCGTTTAATGTACCTGTGCAAGACTTCCCACTAATTAAAGTATTTAGAACTAGTTCACAATACACTGTTAGTAATAAACGACTTAGCTCTATTCAAGTTCACTATTCATTAGTGTTACCTAATCTAGAGGTATTATTACCTTATTTAAATTGGGTTGATTATAATATTAATGAGGTACTTAGTTTTGCATTACATGATATAACTGTATTTATAGAACCAACTTCTAAACGTTGCGAATACAGAACATTAATGAATGAGTTAGGAACTCCTATTTATAGTTTCCTCCGTTTCTCCTTCAACGTAACAGAAGGTCAACCTACTATTTGTTAAGGCTACAATTATGACAATCGGTAAATTATACGACACTATTAAAGGCGTTGCTAATTTAAAGTTAACTCGTCTATCTGATGGTGCATTATTACATCTACCTACTCCAACTGGATTTGTAATTGATAACGGTATTGAAGAAAAGATTCAAACAACTCAAAATAACCAGGGTGAAATGACTCGTTCTGGTAGTTACATTACTGGACGTATGCCAGTTCTGCGAGTTGTCTATTCCTATATGCAACCAGAGATCCTGCAATTTAAAATTGGCAATCAATTTGATGCTAAGACTGGCACATTAGATGTAGTTAAGAGTTATCAAGTAACTCAGAATAACTATGCGGCAGTTACAACTGGTTTTCTAGGTTATGGTGTTGCACTTAACGCTCCTAGTAAAGCATCTGTTCAACGTAATAATCTCTCAGTTCAATTAACTCAAGTTAGTATTGCGAGTTTTAGTGCAACTACAGATGATACATTTGCAGTTGGAGCATCTCTCAATGTTAAGTTCTCTAATAATCTCGTTACCGCAAATGAAACAGTTAGTTTAACTACAACTGAAACATTTACTGGAACTGGTATTAGTGATAACGTAGTTGGCGCACATAAAGTTAGTGCATTACTAATTACGAAGGCTAATAAAGTAATTCACTTTAAATGTGATAACGTAACACCTAGTTACACGGGATCTACACTTGATCCGAAGGCAGATGCAATTGAAATACCATTCTTCATTAATGATGTTCCAGGTGTCTGTTTCCCTTATGAATGGAATTATGTACCTATTCAAGTTGGTTGTAACTAATTAATGTAATAATAGTAGATGAATAATCTACTATTTAAATCTATGAATAACTTTGATATAACATACAGTGACGGAACTATAGATACAGTTAAGCGTGTAACTCGCACTAAGTTAAAGGACTTAATTGTACTACAACAGAAACTCCTCTACTTTTTTCTTACTCATAATGCTAATGTCGGGGCTTGTGTTGCTGATGATGCGTGTTGGAGTGTAATTGAAACTACATCTAAATTACTAGCAGTAGTTGGAGATGGAGCAGTCAAGTTAGAGTTACTTGAGGATAATTTAGAACAGTTAAGTAATATATTCTTCACTACATCTACACCTGAAGAAATAGCTCAATACACTAATATCGGTAAGATGATTGAAGCTGAAACATGGTACAAGCCATCTCTCATCAGTCAGTTACATCAACTTAATTATCGAGGAGATAGTGGTGAAGCAATAAAAAAAATGACACAGGAACAACCAGAAGTTCCTACGCTATAGATTTAGCGGCATTAATTGAGATATATGGTGGTGTTGAGAATGCACTACTACTAGTTAACTCACTAGATGATCTGGAGATACATGATCTGATTAATCAGACAACTGAGTTACGTAAAGATCCATCAGTTCGAGATGCTGAGGAAGTAGAAAGAGATTGGAATGATTATGTTATTAATAATGATCTAGATCAGGAGATAATCGTAGACGGTAAGAAAACAAGTATAAATCAATTAATGGGGTTCTAATGGATCAATATAATCAAGACGTTAACATTAACTTCCAAGGTGAAGATAATATAAGTGGAGTTATTGATAAAGTTAATGAGAAAGTTGGTCTATTACAGAACTCCGTAATGGCGGCTAATTTCGGGTTAGGTGCATTTGGTAAACAGTTATTTACTAACTCTGATAACTTAGCTAAGTTTACTAAGGTTCTTGGTACAACTGATGTTCTATTAAATAAGACATTTGCAGTAACTGGAGTAGTTAAAGTATTCTCAATACTAGGAACTGGTATTAATGATGCGAAAGCTAACTTAGATGGATTTAATGATGGATTGAAAGCAATGCAAGCTAGTGGACTTGATATTGGCATTATTACGCAATTCACGCAATTACAAGATGCAGTATTAGGAAGTCGTAATGCTCTAGATTCATTTAGTTTAACTGCATTAACTACATTTAATAGATTCAATAAAGTTAAATCAGAAGTAGCTACATTGTTTCCTGAGAATGATCCATTTATTAAGAATCTATCTACTAGTATTCAGAAACTAGTTAATGAGGATCTTAAAAATGCAGTAACTAGTATTGACGCATTAAAAGCTAGTTATGAAGCTGCGTCGTCTGGTTTTACTGAAGCTGCTGATAACCAAGCTGTAATGACAGCAGGACTTAAATTAGCTAAAGCTGGTGGTGCTGATACTGGAGCAACTATGAAGGTACTTGCTCAAACTATTAGTGCTTATAATCTGAGTGCTGGTGATGCAACTAAAGTTAGTGCAGTTCTAAATCAAACTGTACAATTAGGTATAACTACAATACCAGAATTAAGTAATGGTTTTGCTCAAGCAGCAGTAACAGCTAACGCAGCTAAGATTAAATTGCAAGAGTTAGGTGCTGCTGTAGCAACATTAACATTAAAAGGTTTTGACACAAACAGTGCATTAACAGGTATTGAATCATTATCGCGCGTAATTATCAGCAAAACTCCTCAAGCTGCTGCTGCATTGCGAGAATTACGTGATGAAGGTGGTAAACCAATTAGATTTGACGTTAGTGAAATAAAAGCTAAAGGTCTTACTAAAGCAATACAGGATTTAAATATAGCAGCTAAGGGTAACGTTGAAGTAATTCGTGAAATAATTGCAGATTCTACTTCTTATAATACTTTCTTAGCATTAGCAGCTAATAACTCTGAGAAATTGGGTGAATTTACTCAGAAGATGTTTGATGTTAGTAAAACAGGTGAAGTTGCACGTAAAGCATTAGATAGTGTATTTGGAATTAAATTAAATAACCAAGCTGAAACATTCGATGCAATTGTAAATAGAATAACTGAACAATTCATACAATTTGGTGAACAGTTAGCTCCATTCTTTGACACTGGAGTTAAAGCATTAGAAACGTTCACTAAAACATTATCTGGAATTAGTCCAGAAATGAAGAAGACTATAGCATCAATATTGCTAGGTCAATTAGCATTTAATAAAGTAACTGATACTATTGGTATTTTAGTTGGAACTATAACTAAAGCATTCTTAGCATATCAAGGTTTGCGAGTAACCTTGATGTTCATGAATGGAACTATAGGTGAACAGTTCAACTTAATTAATGGATTAATTAAAACTAAAGCAGGATTAGTTCCCGTAATTAAACAGTTAATGGGATTTGATCAATCACATCTATTAATACAAACTAAATTAAATACAGTTACTAAAACTAGGGGTGAATTGCTTAAAGCTGTATTTACTGGAGAAGGTGATAGATTAACTAACCTTAAACAATTAGTTGGTTTAGAGAAACAATATGAACTTAATGTAGGTGAGTTAAACAAAACATTAGATGGTAGAAATAAGATACTTGATAATCAAGTAGATAAAGTTAATGGAGTTATTAAAGCAACGGCTAAAGTAAAGGATGCTGAAGCTACAGCTAACTCTATTAAACAAGAAGGTCTACAACTATTAGATGAGTTAGAGATATCTAATGCTAAACAACTTGATATTAAAACTAAATTAATTAAGGTAGAAGATGATCTTAAATTAGGTGGTTCTAATACTGTTGCATTACAGAAGGAATCAATACTACTTAATAATCAATTAACTAATTCACTTGATGAACAACAACAACTACAAGAGTTAATTAACGTAAATAACGTTAAGTATGGTGATGCAACTAAAGCATTAGTAACATCAGAACTCGCACTTGATTCAACTAGACTTGCAGCTAAGGAAAGACTTAGTGTTATAGTTACTAAACAATTAGCTATTGAACAACTGCAAGCTAACTTAACTATCTATAATGAGAAAGCAGTTAAGTTATCTACTGCTGCTGAGTTATTAAGAACTAAAGCTAAAGTTGATTCTGCCAACGCTTCTATTTTCTTACAACGTGCAGAGTTTCTACAAACTAAATCAACTGAATATGCAACGTTAGCAACTACAACTCAAACTGCTATTATCGCTGGTAATGCAGAAGTTAGAAAACTTAAAATAGCAGCATCATTAGCAGAACAAGTTGCTGATGGTAATTTAATTAAAGTACAAGTAGGTTTAGGTACTAGTTACATTGCTAATAGTTTACTAACGAGAATACTGTTCTTCGATATTACTAATTTAGCTGGAGCTACTAAAGCAGCTAGTGTTGCAGGAACTGGATTTGCAGGTGTAATTGGTGGTTTATGGACAACATCAATTGGTATAGCTAGTGCAACATTAAGATTCCTAGATGCTCAACTTACAACACTGTATCTTAAATTAGCTCCATTTACATTAGCGTTAGCTCCCATAGCAGTAGCATTAGGATTAATTGGTACTATTGGTTATGAAGCATTCTTCGGAATGACAGGTCAATTAAATAACTTAAATAAAGAATTAAAAGAATTAGATAAACAAGGACAACTTAATTTAATACGTGAATTAGATAAATTACAAATTAATAAACAACTTAATGAATCAGAACAGAAGAGATTACAACTATTGAAAGAATCAGTAAGTGTAGCTAAAGAAGCTGATGAAAGTTCTAAAGGTGTTATGGATCGTGTGGGCGATTTTAATAATACTATAGAAAAGTTTAATGCAACTAAAATTATATTTAATGGTATTATCAGTGGATTTGGTAAAGTTATTAATTTATTTAGAGCAGATGCTGTAGTAAAAGTTCTTGATGATATAGATGTTGCATCATTAAAAACTCGTGATTCTATTAATGAATTAACTAAATCAACTAAGAAACTTCAATTGGGATTTACTGGAATTGAAGAAGTAGATAAATTAATTAAGCAAGGTAAAATACTTAGCGCAACAGACATAGATAAAATTGCTAATGAAGCTAAAGTTGCAACTAAGAGAACTGAATTAGAAATATCAATTAATGAAAATAAAATTAAGGCAGTTAGTGAACAACTTAAAGATTTCGATAAGTTAAGTATTGAAGAACGTAAACAAGCTAGTGACCACGAAAAACAATTAGATACACATCGTACAATATTAGAAACTGCTAATGATAAATTGAAAGACGTACTAAGTAAGAAAAAAGAGATAGATAAGGCGCGAATAGAATATCAAACTCAACAGAACATATTACTTAAGCGCGTATTAGATAATAATCTGGAAATAGAAAAAGGTAGCACTACTATAGAAGGTGATCAAGGAGCTAACGCACTTCAAACTAGAATGAAGAAGGGACTTAGATTGGCGCAAACTGATCTAGAACAATATCGTCGTCAAGTTAAAGCAACATTAGATGGAACTGGTGAATATCTTGATGCTAATAATAAGAAGGTTAAAATTGACGTAACTGATATGACTGATTACGTTAATAAATTTGACACTAATGTTAATGGAGTTATTAGTAGTATTGATCAGTTATATCAAGTTAATGGTACTAGTGCAACTGAAGCAGCTAAAACACTTAAAGCTGTATTAGATACTAATAAACAAGAGATGAATATAACTGATTATATTAATGGAATTAACCAAGCTATAGGTTACATGAGAGATGGAAGTAAAGTAACAATAGACTTACTTAACTTAGAAGGTGAAACTCGACGGGCTATGTTAGATAGTGGAGTTACATCAACTAGAGAAACAAATGCTGCGATACGTAAGTTAAATGCAGCTAAGTTAGAAGAGGAAATTAATAATCAGAAACAACTAATTGAATTTACTAAAGCTACATCTGGTGCAGATCAGAAGAAGTTAGATGCTGCTAAGTTAAAGTTACTTGAACAACAACTAGCTGCACAACAACGTGATAATCTTAAAGCTGAATTAGATGAAAGATTTAAACAACAACAAGTAGCATTAGATAGAGAACAAGAGCTAATTAAGTTAGATAAAGCTAAACGTCTTATTAGTGAAGAAGAATATAACAATAAGATAGCTGAGGATACTAAACGTAACTTAGATTTAAAACGTAAACAACTACTACAGGAACTAGAGTTAAATAAAAATGATTTAGAGAAAACTAAGTCTATTAATAATCAATTACTAGGAATTGATGTACAACAACAAGAGTTAATAACATCTAATTTAGAACGTGCAATTAATGTACGATCTAAAAAACGTGAATTAGAGTTAACTAGAGAACAAGCTTTAGTTGTTTTGAATAGAAGTAAGTTCTTAACTACTGAAGAACAATCTATCAGAGATATAGATGTGGTAAGAAAAAAGGAGATATTAAATAAACAACTATCTCTTAATGAACAACTTAAGTTAGTTGAACATGATAAAACTAAACAGACGGAAATACAGAATCAATTACTTAATCTACAGTTAGATTATCAGAAGATAATAACTGATAATTTAGAACGTGAGTTTACTAAACGTAGTAAACTCATTGAAAATGCCGCGAATAGAACTAAGTTAGTTTACCGTGAATTAACTAACACCATTGATAATAATGTAGCATCACTTAACGAAGAGAATAAGATAATAGATAGTCGTAATAAGTTAACATCATCTACACTTGAAAATGAAAGTGCGCGATTAACTAACTCACTTAAAGTAACTAACGATATTGAGAAACGTGCTGCTATTGAAACTAAGATAGCTCAACTGCGCGAATCTAATCGTGTAGTTACAGATGCTACTGAACAACGTAGTTTAATTAATCAACAGAAGTTAATTGAATTATCATTGCAGAAACAACAAATAGAGTTAGATAGTCGGCGCAATGATGCTAATAATAACAGTAAGTTAATACAACTTGAGTTAGAGAAAGCTATTAAACAGAAGAGAAATAAAGAAGATATAGATGCAATTAAAATTAGATTAGATGCTAATAAACAAGAACAATTAGCTATCACTAAACAGAATGAGTTACTAGATGTAACTAAACGTAATCAAAGTGAGATTAATAGTAATGCAAGTAGAGAACTAGAGATTAGACAACGTATAGGTAGAGAAGGTGGATTGCTCGATCTAGAGATAACTAAACAAAATGAGAAAATAGCTAGGTATGAGAAGATTGCACAACTGGCAAATCTAGAAGCTACAATTGCAGAAACTAATGCTAATAAAATGCAATTAGCTGGTGATCTACAAATTAAAAATTACCAAATGCGATTAGACCTTCTTAATAAACAAGCTGAATTAGAACAACAGCATCAAGATAATACACAACGTATGTTTAAGATGGCTGAGGGATTAGCAGTAAGTGATTATCAGAAACGTAAGTTAGCAGAACAAGCTGCTAAACAAGAGTTACTTAACCTTAATAAGAAACATCAAATAGAACGTGATATATTAGCTATTCAAATTAAGATGAATGAACTAGCTCTAATTAAAAGTGAGTTAGATCAAAAGAGTGCCGAAAAGAAATTAGCAGCAGAACTTAAAGTACAAGAAGCTGAAACAGCTAAAGTATTAAAGAGTAGAACTGCAACTGATGAAGAGAAGAAAGGATCATTAGCAACATTAGATGCTAAGAAGTTTGCATATCAAGCTAAGTTAGAAGAACGTCCTATATTAGAACAGCAAGCAGAATTAAATAGATATACTAATACTATTCAAAAGGCTGCATTAGATAATAAACAACGTAATGAAACTCAAGATAAGACCGTTGCAGTTGCTAAATCTACATTTACTACTGCTGATGATCGTGCCATTTATCGGGCATTAATGAATAATCTAAGAGGAGATAGACGTGAGTTAGATAACACTCGTATTAATTTCAGTCAGGAGAAGTTATCCAACTTATTTTCTTACCCTAATAGTAATGTCAACTTAGAAAGACCTAACTTTGATTCAAATAGTGGTAAGTCTAAATCAAGTAATAGTAAGTTAAATAAAGATGTAGTTATTAACTTTAATCCAACTACTAATATTGAAGTTAAAGGAAGTGCTGATGTTAAGGAGTTCTCTAAACAACTTAATAGTGAAAGTGATAAGTGGATTAAGGGACTTCATGAAACACTTCGTAAAGTTAACACTGAATTAGGTAACTGATATAATGAAGGTAATTAATAAGTGATTAAAAATATGTTTATTCTAAATGATGTTAATTTAAGTAACTATGGTAGAGGTAGAGATCGTGTTAAACGTAAAAGTAGAGGTAACTTATTACGTAATGCTGCAATTGGAGTTGGTGGATTAGCAGTTGCAGGTGGATTAGGTTATATGGCATTAAAAGGTAAAGGTAAATCAGTAACTCAACCTAGTATAACTAAACCTAGTATAAGTTCTCCTGTAACTAGTAATACTGAAATAGTAAAGAAAGCTTCAAAATCAGAAGCTAATTTAAGCGATGAACAAGAAAAATGGTTAAAAAATACTTTAGCTGAAATAGAAAGAAAAAGTAATATTCAAGCTAGAAAAACCTATCTCGGTTCAGTTGAACTAGCTGAGAATACTGGTAATATTAGTGCAATAGAAAGAATATTAAAAAACGAGGGATTAGAAGTTAATAGACGTGAATTAAATAACAACATGATTAGAGGTAGAAAGAGCGATTTAGGTTGGGGTTATGATGGTGATGATACTTATAATGGTATGACGGTAGGACAAATAATGAGAGACAATGGAGGATTAAAAACAATAAAAGATAAGAAACTAAGAAAGAAAGTTGCGAAATATTTAGTTAATACTACTGTACCTAAACAGAGAGATAAATATGAGAACTTACGTAGTTTATCTAGAAAACAAAGAATACTAGATATGATTGAAGGTAAAAAACCAGGAATCGGTAGAGAAAGATATGAAGTAGCTGAACAACGTGCTTGGTATAGGAGTCATAATAGAACAAACAACTTTTAATTTGACAACGTAAGAAAAATAGGATAACTAATCATGTATCAATTTAGTATTTCAATTCCTCTAATTAAATGTTACGTTCGCAATGAATATCTATTTAACTTAGAATCTGGTTATGGTGAATTTACTCCAGTTGTTGTGTTCGGGTTAACTAGTTTAACTGGACGTGCAATTGGATTTCACATAATGACTAATGGTGGCGCACAAATAGCACGAGTTCCAATTAGTGCATTAGTTAGTAGAGTTGATGCAAATAACTTAAATCTTGATTGGTTACAATTATGGGATTGTTTCAGTTATCAAACTCAAGTTGTTTCTTACGATTATCTGAAGGAAATGAAATGTAAGGTTCTACTTAAAGATAAGAACTGGTATCAAGGTGAATATGTATTTACTATTGATTGGATAGGTGGTGATTGGGCAGAAGAAGCTAGTGATTATAAATGTGGACATCTAATTAAATTAGATAATGGATGTTATGCAATTCAACCTAATAATCGTATCTATTGGTTAGGTGATCCATCATTCATAACAGAACCATTAACTGAGTTTCCTGGTTATAAGATTAATACTCATAATTGGAAGTGCGAGAATCAAGATAAATGGGTAACTGAGAATACAGATAATTATTTTTATCATATTGACAAAGTTGAAGAATAGAGTTATAGTAACTAATGTTAGACGTAGGTACTCCTTGATATACTAGCAGAATATCCGACCCTACGTTATGATATTACTAGGAGTTAATTACTAACTCAAAGAGTTATCAAGTTATCATAACTGTTAGTCGGTGAAACATTAAGGATAACTCTCCAACCAAACCTGGGCTAATGGTAAGCCGCCTCTTTTGGGAAGAGGACATCATGAAAGTTCAATTCTTTCGGTTTGGATTGTTTGTGACATATATTGCCTCCTAACTCAAGTATTAGCGTACTTGAGTTTTTTATTATCCAGTTACATCAAGCTAATAACACTTTAATAGACCCGCAACTAAAAGTAGTTTTTATTAACTGTTGACAAACTAAATAAATATGTTATATTAGTAAGGTAGTTAACAAACGAGACATCTAATATGTCAGTTATCGAAAAAGTAAAACCGATTGTTGTTGATGGTGTTGAATTTTATGTATCTAACGATGGTAAAGAATCTGGAATGAGTATTTCAGGATTAGCTAATTTTTTATCATTAGACCGAAAAGCTATTAGTTATATGGTTGATAAGCTGTTATCTGATGATGGGAACGGAGAGCTACCAAAATGCCTGAAACCCTTTACTGGTATGGGTTTCATGGTGGGAATAGTCGGAAATAATAATGCAAAAATTATTCCTGCTAGATTATGTGAAGGATTACTTTACTATTATGCTTATGAATCAACAAATGTTTCTGATGAGGTAAGAAAAAAAGCTACTGATATACATAGACAAGCCGCACAAGTTGGTTTACATGAAACGTTTAAAAAAGTATCTGGTTATATTGAAGAGAATAATGAAACTAAGTTATTAGAACAATTTAAACAGTTATACTCAGAGCTTAAATCATTAAATGAATTTGCAAGTGAATATAAAGCAATTAAGAATACTACAACTACATTTATGCCAGGTTGTGCAGAACTATTAGATGACATAGTTACTAATGATGACAACTTATTATTACCAACTGAAACTGGAGCATTATCAATTGAAGGTTGGTTGCATAGCAAAGGTATTACATTAACTGCAACTAAGTTTAGACAACTTGCTCATATGACTTCTGCTACATTTAAATCAATGGTTAAACAAGATCCTGGTAGAACTCACTTTAAATTAGCTAATGGTAAAACTAAATATAATGTTAGTGTTTATGAACCACAGCATTTTGATATAATTCAAAGGTGTTTAGGTAAAATATTACATGATGATTAATAACGACACTTTAAATAAATAGATAAAACTAAATCCACTAGCAATCAAGTTAGTGGATTATTAGTATGTTATTTACTTCGTTATTTACTTCGTTATTTACTTCGTTTAAGTCTTACTATTAACAGTAGATAAACTAATCTAGATATACCGTTATATCTCATATTTAGTGACTCATCCTAACTAAGTTACGTAAATCAAACAGTAGGTTAACTAACTCACTTAACTTAGTTACAGAATGGGTGCGGATCTCAGGACTAATTAATAAACTAGTTACATTAGGAGTATTAGTAACTGTAGTTGCTGCAAATGTAGATAATCTTCTGTTAGCTAATGCTTCTTTAATCTTATTCATCTATTGTCACCACTACCTTTTAATGTGTTGTTTACATCACGTTTAGTTAACTTAGCTACGTTAATCTCAATTAACTCTTCTATAGTTAAGTTAAGTTGTTTTAATTCATTTATTATAAAGTCATGATAACTAAGCAGTGTAAATACACAATCAGTTGTATTATTATCACCTCTATATAGTCGCTTTAAAAATCCCGCTAACTGCAATGATAATTCACTAACTGATAATAAATTATCAAACTCAAATTTTAAAGCTGATTTTAATGGAGGAAATCCTACTTTATTTAATGCTAATACTAAATAAGCTAGTAAATCACCTAACTCTTTTTTCTTACCTTCAACAGTATCTGCTAAATTATATTCATTAAGTTCTTCTATTAATCCTGCAATATAAACAGTCAATTTGCTTCGCTCATCTGCAATTGCATATTTATCGCTAAAGTTAATTAACCAAGTTGAGTATTCATTTAGATTCATATAATTTCACTAATAAGTCCTAATTCTAAAGCTTGTTGTGCAGTTAAATATGTATCTTTCAACATCATATTGCTAGTTAACTTAGTGTCTTTATAACACTCCATACAATATGACTCTAATTTATCCCACCAATCAATTACATTCTTAGTTCCAGTTAAATCATGATTAATACTACCTCTTAATTCATGTACCATAAATGTTGTATAACTACTACACTTACTAGTAGCTGCA